AACTGTGACTCCCAAAGCTGGGCAGTTTAAACAATTAGGATGCTCGGCCCACATGTCGGACTTAGAGACATGATTAAGGAATGATTGCAAGGCAATAACTTGGCCTGATGATGTTCCACCGATTGAAAACTTATAAATTTTTGAGGCATTGGATGGCTCGAATTTATAAGGATAGATTGAAACATTTAAAAAACCAATTTTCCATTCGTAAGGCACTTTGCCATCTGCTGAATGATTCTTAACTGGTTGGCCAAATAGATTAACTAGTTGTTCAACAGTCGCTTCACAATGGCCAATAAGCCAAGTGCATTGATTAACTGAAACAGTCATAAAACAATATTGAAGTAGGTTGATTAAAAGATCGCAGCAGAATCCAGCAGGAATCCGCAACAATCCAAATTAAATATAATGCATTTTATTCCAGTTTGCAATTAATAATGCGGTCTATCTCTCAATTAAACATAATTCAAGCCAGCTGCTGGCCCTGATGCTCGACAAATAGCCCAATTTAGCTTGTAGTACTGCCTAATTGACAGTTCTACAACACCGCTAGACCCTAGTTATAGCCTTATTGACAAATTGTTAGTCCTTATATATTGGCATTTTGGCCAGATACTGGCCCTTATAAATTAATTTAATTATTTACTATGGGGGATTTTTTAGAATTTGCATAGACGTAGAGCCGATCAGATTTTTCTACCAAAAATTATCTGAGCAGATACTTATAGACAACTAATAGTAACTAATAGAGTTCTGGAGGATGTTCTTCTTCTATTGTGGAGAGCTAGTGGTGGACAGGGATTTAGGTTAAGGTATATTAGAAGTAAGCCATTATATTAACCGAACCCCAAAGCAGTCGGTCAAAACTCCTCACACACGATATAATGGCTAATAATGGGGTTTTTCAGTAGTGGGTTGAACCTCATTTTTAACTATTATGGCTAACCGAGACACAAACGAAGTATTAAGCGACCTACACTCAAATTTAGCGAGTGCATTAGGTGACATACTAGATAGTGGAGAGGCAAGTACAGCAGATTTAAACGTCATTCGACAGTTCTTAAAAGACAATCAGATAACTTCTCAGCCAGTAGAGAACACTCCATTTGGGGATTTAGCTAAGTCGTTACCTGATATAGAGAATGTTATCGAATTAAAGAAGCGTAGTGCGTGATGAGAAAGGAAGATTGGCAACAATTACCCGAACCATACAATAAAGATTTTAGATATTTCTTAGTTTTAGTCTGGAGGCATCTACAACTACCAGACCCGACTACTGTTCAGTTAGATATAGCAGAATATATGCAGCAAGGTAGTAAGAGAAGAATAATAGAAGCGTTTAGAGGAGTAGGAAAGTCATGGATGGCAGCAGCATACGTCTTATGGTTACTACGAAATGACCCACAAAAGAAGATTATGGTTGTGTCGGCCTCAAAAACAAGGGCTGACGATTTCGCTCAGTTCTGTTTAAGGATAATACAGGAAATGCCAATACTAAAATGCTTAGAACCTGACCGAGAACAGCAAAGATCAGCTAGTAATAGATTTGATGTAAGGCCATCTATACCCGATCAGTCAGCTAGTGTTAAAAGTGTAGGTATCTTTGGTCAATTAACTGGTAGTCGTGCCGATTTAATATTGGCTGATGACTGCGAAGTACCAAATACAGCATGGACTGTAGGTATGAGAGAGAAGTTATTGCAATGTTGCGGTGAGTTTAACGCTATTCTTAAACCAGATGGAGAAATAATGTTCTTAGGAACACCACAAACAGAGGAAAGTATATACAACAAGCTAAGAAATAGAGGATATGACTGTCGCATCTGGACTAGTAGATACCCTAAGAAGCCAGAAAAGTATGGAGAAGCGTTAGCTCCATTAATAAAAGGGATGTCTAGGACTAAAGCAGGGCAACCAACAGACCCTGATAGGTTTTCTGAAATGGATTTACTGGAAAGAGAAGCTAGTTATGGTCGCTCGCAGTTTACTTTGCAGTTCCAATTAGACACTAGCCTTTCAGATTTACAGCGATTCCCACTAAGATTAGCTGATTTAGTCGTTATGGAGGTAAAAGATCATGCTCCTGAGAAGGTTGTTTGGTCATCTGGAGCAGAATATAGAATTATTGACCTCCCAGCTGTAGGTTTTAGTGCCGATTACTACCATAGACCAGCATTTACGCATGGCAGCTGGCTACCTTTAACGTCAGTAGTGGCTTACATCGACCCATCAGGCAAGGGTGTCGATGAAACTGCATACAGTATAGTCGGACATTTAAACGGAAACCTCTATGTATTGGAGGTCGGGTCGTTTTGTGAAGGCTATACCGAGACAGTTTTAACTGGTATTGCCGAAGCATGTAAAAGAAACAAGGTAAATCTAATATTATTGGAAGATCAGTTTGGTCAAGGCATGATGGAAAGCCTATTAAAGCCATATTTACAGAAAATTTACCCTTGTACTATCGAAGGAACTAGAAGTAACGTGCAAAAAGAGAGAAGAATAATAAATGCACTAGAGCCAGTAATGAATCAACATAGATTAATTATCAATAGGTCGGTTATTGAGAATGATGCAAAGCCTAGAACAGAAGATTCTGTAGATAAAGCGTTAGGTTATCAACTGTTTCACCAAATGACACACATAACAGTCGATAGAAATTGTTTACAAAACGATGACAGACTTGACTCTTTGGCTGGAGCGGTGGAATATTGGAATGAATCACTAGCAATAGATGAAGATAGAGCTATCAAAGATCGGGAAATGGAATTATGGGATTTGGAACTGGCTGCTCACAGGGGGGATATTGAAGGGGCTCTGGATGCCCAAGTCTTGGGTATTCCGCTTGAAAAACTCGGACATGGAAAGGCACAAGGGAGGTGGAATCGTGTCACAGGCCACTAAAGAAACACACTTTAAACCTAGAGCATGGTGTATAAGAATCCCCAGAACCTATTGTGGCGATCTAGGTCATAAAAATATTGGTGGTTTTCAAACAGTCGTTATTGCATATGACCAACGTAACGCTTGGGAGTCGGCTATGGGTTCACCTGATTGGGAAATGTTATTCTTTCCTGTCGAAAATATATCTGTTTTTCCTACGCAACCAGTTTAGTATCTAGCAGCTGGGTCATCTTCTCCATTTAATATTGCTTGTATTCGATCTGAATAATTATCTGTATTCTTTTTGATTTCTAATAAATTTACTGGTGTTTTAACAGCACTTTGCCCGAAGTTTTTATAAGTATTCATTATATTTCCTACAGTATTGGCATTTTTTTGCCTGTCTTTTTTGACTTTTTTCTCGACTTCTATGTTTTCTTGTGAGTCGCCAATACTACACATTACTTTTCTTCCAATAACATTTCCCTTACTTTAGCAACAGCTAGGTCATCTAGCTTATTTTCACTAAGTTTTGCAAGTGCTTCTAAAAGATCACAAACTAAAATAGATACAGATTTACTTTTTAAGAAAGCAAAGATAATTGGGCGAACTAGACTAATCATTTTGGGATGCTATGGTTACTATATAGCTAGTATAGTTCGATCTTTATGGAAGAACAAGAAAAAAAACAAAAAAAGAGCGTCTGGTTTAAATTACAAGAAGCAGTACCAGATCGTGAAGAACAGTTTGAGTTTGTATCACTAGCAGTCAGATTGATTTTGTTGGTTTGGGCTACAGCGATGTTAAGCCTTTCATATTTAGATTTGTCAAAACTAGGCATACCACAACAAAAAATTGACCCGACATTTATAGCTTCGGTTTTTGTAGGTCTTGCAAGTAGTTTTGGTGCTTCTATTACACAAAAAGGCAAAGAAAATGGCAATAAAAATGGTAAGAGTGTAAAAGCTGAATTGCAAGAAGTGTTAGGTAGTACACAATTAGTTAGAATAGATACACCTATAAAATTAATAGTAGATTCTCAACAAGAAAAAAAATGAAAAAACTACTTTTACTAGCTTTATTTTTAATTGCACCTTGCTACGCAAATGGAGTTCCAACGTGGTCAACTGGCTCTAGCAATAGAACTGAAAATACTACTCAGACTATAACTAGATCAATAGTTACTCAGAAATATGGGTCGGCTTTAAATACTTGGGAAGCATCAAACATAGCTGTCACAAGTGCTTCTAGTGGTGGTATAGCTGATACAGACGCAGTTTTTACTCCTAAGACCGATACTGCTGATTGGTCACTTTCAATAACTACAAGAGCAGCAGGAACAAAAATAGAAGAAATTACACAGAATGATGCGATTACGACTACTAGCGTTATCACTTCTTTGTCTGTCTTTAGTCAGTAAAGCAAGAGCCGAAGGCGATACAAACGTACAGGCTCAACCAAATGCGATTGGTAATTCTAGTATTATCAACCAGAATATGAATATTAATAATGGGATGACAGGTAAGCAGCAGTTTGGAAATCTAGTTTGTAGTCAACCTACTATGGCTGTAACTCCTTTTTATACAGGTAATGATGCAGAGAATACCGAGAGTGAAACCTATAGCATTAACGAAGGTTGGGGAGTACAGATAAGCTGGATGATACCACTAGGAGATAATAAAACTTGTAACGAGTTAGCAAAAGTAAAGCTAGACCTAGCCAAAGAAGAACTAGACAAGCAAGTGCATGATAAACACCTAGTTCGTATTTTGAAATGCCAGCAACTTCACGCATCTGGATACATGATTAACCCTGCTTCTAAATACGCATACATCTGTGCCGATGTCATTAATATACGAAGTTATGTAAAAGCTAACTCTGATCTTTTTTCTGATTAGTAATTTCTTTCTTAAGTACCTTTTTAAATATTTTTGTCATTATTTTCTTTAATTGATTAATAACGCTTTGTAAAACTATTGAGCCTGTAACCGCAGCTGTGGCACTTACCCCAGATGCTATTACACTTGAGGCAATGACCTCTGGTGCTGGTATAGGCATTTCTCCAAAAAAAGGTATATTGAATGTAGCTACAGATTCTTCACTTGATAAAATTTCTTTGGTGTTTGGCGGGATTGTCGGTATTGTCTCTTGTTTTAGTTGTAACTCTTCCTCCTTTGAAGATGATGTTTCTTCTTCAACAGTCGATTCCTGACCTCCCAGACCCGACTCAACTTGTTCCAGACTTGGAAGAAGTACAGGGTCTAGGTACGGAACGTCTGCCACAGGTGGATAAAAAATTGTTTTAGGTGGTACTAATACGTCTATTTCTGGCAACTGCGGTAGATATTCGTTCATTTTTTGATAGTATTGTTATAACCTTACACTTATTCTTTCGAGATAGCATCCTTGCGAGGTATTAGTCTAGCTGAGATAAGAGGCGGTTACGCAAATTTTATTTCATCCTTAGATGGCTAACTTTACTCCGTCAAGGCTCGGACTAGTTAACAATGCTGGTACTGGCTATGACGATCTTTTTCTCAAAGTTTGGAGCGGAGAAGTACTATCAGCTTTCCGTAAGTCTACAATCTTTGAAGCATTACATACAGTTCGGACTATTCAGTCTGGAAAATCAGCCCAATTTCCAATTATTGGACTCGCTACAACTAGCTATCACCAAGTGGGCACCCAGCTTACTGGTTCAGCAATTAAGCATGCTGAAGCTACCATAAATATCGATGACAAACTTGTAAGTCAGGTATTTTTAGCAGACATCGAGGAGGCCAAGAACCATTACGATGTTAGAAGTCGTTATACGACTGAAATGGGAAATGCTTTAGCATATCGCTTTGACCAGAACGTAGCTGCTGTAATTGCCCAAGCTGCAAGAACAGCAACAAACTTCAACACAGATTTGGCTGGTGGTACAAGAGTTAAGATTCTTAAGTCTGGTACTGCAAATACAGCTGCTGCTGTTGCTGCTGTTACTGGTGCTGACTTAGTTACTGCTCTTTGGACTGTTGCTGAAACATTCGATGTTAACAACATTCCAGAAGACAACAGATACTTTGCTCTTGACCCAGCAAATTACTATAAGTTGGCTCAAACAACAGATGTTCTTAACAGAGATTGGGGCGGTTCTGGAGCATATGCAGAAGGAACAGTTCTTAAGGTTGCTGGTATTAACATTATTAAATCTAATCATTTACCTAAGACAAATAGGTCTGCGGTAACTGGTGAGAATAACACATATCACGCTAACTATACAGACAATATCGGTCTTGCATTTACTCCAGATGCGGTCGGTACTGTTAAGTTAATGGACTTGAAAATGCAGCAAACAGGAAATGATGTTTCTGCATTATGGCAAGGTACATTTATGGTTGGTTCAATGGCTCATGGTACTGGTGTTTTAAGACCAGATTGTGCTATTGAGGTATATGCAAGCAACTCATAAGTAGCTAATATAGGGGGGAAACTTACCCCCCTACTACTATGCCTAAAGGTAAAGGAACTTACGGAACTAAAAAAGGTAGACCCCCAAAAAAAGGAAAGTAAATGGCACTCGCTAGAACCACAAAACTAGAAGCAGTAAATAAAGCCTTACAAATGATGGGTGAGGCTCCTCTTAACTCTCTACAAGGCTTATTTGGTTTAGGTAATTTAGCAGAAACAACTATAGATAGCGTTAGTCGTAAAGTACAAACAGAAGGATGGTCATTTAATACTGACTATCAAATGAGTTTAGTAAGAGATTCTATAACTAATCACATATCTGTTGGAGACAATGTTAGTAGAGTTGTAGTAGACCCTTATGATTATCCAGACTACGATGTGGTTCAACGTGGTCAAAAGTTATATGACAGAAAAAATAATACTTATATCTTCACAGAAAATTTAAAAGCAGATGTAACTATTATTCTTGATTGGGATGATTTACCAGAACACGCAAGAGTCTACATAATGACTAAAACTGGTAGAGAATTGCAAGAGTCTATGATTGGTAGTAAAGATTTAACAGAAATAAACATGCTGCTAGAACAAGAAACTAGAGCTCAGTTTATGGAAGAAGAAACAACTTTAAGTGAACATAGTATGTTAAGAGGTAACGCTAAGAGAAATTATCCTGTTGTAGGGTTTAAGCCTATATCTGTATTGCCTAGAAGCTAATGGGATTAATAAGTAGCACTATTCCCAATATGATTAATGGGGTTAGTCAGCAACCCTCTGCATTGCGACTAGCCTCTCAAGCCGAATCAGTTGTAAATTGCTTGTCATCACCAGTTGAAGGTTTAACTAAGCGACCTCCATTTAATCACATAGGGAAATTACTTTCTGGTACAGCTGGAACAGGTAGACCATTTATAGATATTGTTGATCGGGATGGAACTATTCAATACTTAATAATGATTAGAGATAGTTCAATAGATGTATTTAATTTAGATGGTTCGCAGCAATCTGTTACTACTCCTAACAGTACAAGTTATTTAGATATTTCTAATAATTCAGACCCAGCCGATAAATTTAGAATTGCGTCAGTTGCTGACTACACTTTCATATGTAACAGAGAAAAAACAGTTACTATGGATTTTGCTGGAACTTATACGCAAAATGATGGGGCAACACCGCCAGCAGCTGGAACCATAATAGCTGTTAACTCAAATGGTCATGGGTTAGAAACAGGTGTAAAAGTACAAATAGATTTTGAAACTGGTACTGGAGTAGATGGTACATATACAGCAACAAAAGTTGATGATGATAATTTCACTTTAGTTGGAGCTACAAGTTTGGATACTAGCGGAACTTGTAGGTTTAATGAACTATCTCCAGATGTATCACGCAAAGGAATTATTTTTATAAAAGCTGCTGACTACGACACGACATATACAGTAAACATAAAAGATGCTGCTGGTACTACAACTTTGGCTACTGCAACTCACCAAACTGCTTCAGCTGGAGGTACAGTACCTAACTCAAACACTATTGCATCTGATTTAACCAGCCAGTTAACCAGCCAATTATCTAGTGGTTGGACTTTTACTGTTGACCAATATATTTTAAGAATAGAAAAAAATGACGATGCTGATTTTGTTATAGAAAGTACTGACTCAAAAGCTGGTACTTATACAAAAGCTATTCGAGGAGCTATAGATACAATTAGTGACTTGCCAACATTATGTGAAAATGATTTTATTGTTAAAGTGCAAGGAACAAAAACTACAAGACTAGATGATTACTACGTTAAATTTGAAACCTCTAATGGTACAGATTTTGGTTTTGGAATATGGAGAGAAACAGTTGGGCCATTAGAACCTTTTAAATTTAATAAGTCAACTATGCCACATGTATTAGTTCGTGATGCAACTACTGGCACTTTTGAATTTAAACAGTTTGATTGGAGCCCTAGAATTGCTGGAGATATGACTACTGCTCCTACTCCTACTTTTGTCGGAACTACGATTAATAATATAAATACTTTTAGAAACAGGCTTGTATTACTAGCAGACGAAAATGTTTTAATGAGTGCTGCTGATAGTTACGATAGATTTTTTCCTGAGACAGTACAAACAGTTGTAGATAGTGACCCTATTGATCTAGTTACTGGAGGAACCGAAATACATTTCTTAACTTCTAGCTTGGCTTTTGCAAACACGCTATTGCTATTTAGTCGGCATGGTCAATTTAGATTAGATGCTGGTGCGTCAACTATTGGTGGGGCATTAACTCCTAAGACTGCAACAATAACAGCTATAACTACATATGAAACTGAACCAACAGTTGACCCTATATCGGTTGGTCGAACTGTTTATTTCTCTATACCTAAAGGAGAGTTTAGTGGCTTGCGTGACTTTTACCTTCCAGATGTAACAGCATCAGTTCCAGTATCAGAAGAAGTATCGTCAGCTGTTCCAAGATATATTCCAAGAAATATAGTTAGTATGGTTAGTTCAGCGTCAGAAGAAACAGTTGTAGCTATTAGTAAAGACGAGCCTAAACGTATTTATTTTTATAAATTCTTTTATGAAGAAGACCAGAAGCTGCAATCATCTTGGTCATTCTGGGAAGTTAAAGGAGACAAACAAGTACTTGGTGCATCAATTATAGATAGTGATGTATTTTTTGTACTTCAATATGCAGACGGAGTTTACTTAGAAAAATGCTCTTTGCGACCAGAATCAGTAGATGAAGGTAGTAATTTAGAAATACTATTAGATAGAAAAATAGATGAGACTAAGTGCCATATCAACGTAATTAATCAAGGTGGTGCTGGTGTTCAGTCAATTATTTCTTTGCCTTATCCAACTGCCACAGCTGGAATACAAGTTGTTGTTGGTAGGGATGTTGCTGGCAATACAATACAACATGGTCAAGTAACAGTTCCAAGTGCAGAAACTTTATCTGGAGCTACGCAATCTGGATTTACTGGTAATGGAACTATGACTGTATTAGGAGATTTGTCTAATGCAAAATTTTTTATAGGAGAAAGATACGATATGACTTACGAGTTTAGTACACCATATTTAAAAGAACAGCCTACTGGTGGTGGTGTTGCGGTAGTTTCTGGCCCTCGATTACAGATCAGGACTTGGACATTTGTTTTTGATGATACCTCTGCATTTAAAATTAAAGTTACACCTAGAGGAAGACAAGCATTTACTTATCCATATAATGGGTTTATCGTAGGACAAAACCCCCCAGCTTTAGGACAGGCCCCATTTTTAACTGGTAAATTTAAAGTACCAATAATGGCAAATAATAATGATACTAAAGTTGAAATCTTAAGCGATAGTCCACTACCCTGTCGTATTCAATCATCAGAATGGGAAGGATGGCTACACACCAGAGCAAGACGACTATAGGCAGATTTCATTGGCGAAAGTCAATATTGTCTGATGTAATAACTGTCGCTGCAAATATGCGACAAGAAGATAAGGAGGAAATTTTTGCCTACTCTGGCACATTGCCAAAAGAACAAATGTTTTATTGTTTTTTTAGCAGTAAACCTTGTATGACTATGATTGGTCGTAAAGGCAATATTATGGGTATGTATGGTGTGGTTCCTCAATCTCCAAAAGTAGGAAGAATATGGATGCTAGGGCATGAGTCTATGACATCTGATTATAAGGATGTTAGAGATTTCTTACGTCATTCACCTATAGAATTACAGAAGTTTCATTGCAATTATCCATTGTTATACAACTATGTTGATGCAAGAAACGAAACTCATATAAAATGGATTAAGTGGATGGGTTTCTCAATCATTAAGAAACACGCTACATTTGGAGCAGAAGGTCGAACTTTTTACGAATTTGTAAAGAACTAACTATGTGCGGTGCAATTCCTATAGCTGTTATCTCAGGAGTCTTAGGCGTAGCTGGTAGCTATATGCAATACCAACAAGCCAAGACAAATGTTGCATATCAGAACGCTCAACAAAATTTACAGTATCAAAGCAATATGTTACAGGCTCAGTCCAATCGGATGACTGAGGATACAAAAAAATTAATGAATCAGGATGCTATCGAGCATGCAAATTATTTAGCAGACTTGCAGTATGAAAGAGATAGCACCAGAATCACTATGAATCAGATGCAGCAGCAAGAACAAGCAGCACAAGAAAAAACTGCAAGGGGTCGGTCATATTTAGAAAAGAGAGGAGAAGTTGCAGCAATAAGAGGATTAGGAACAAACGCATGGACTTTGATTGCGGATATAAAACGACAGAGAAATGCAGCAGACTTTATAACGAATCGAAATACTGCGTTTAGTTTGGCTGGTACTCAATCGCAGCGACTTGATGCACAGGCTAATCGGGCAAGTAGGCGAGGCCAAACTGCAACGTATTTGAAGAAAACGTATCTTGACCCTGTTAAACCTCTTAAGATACCGAAGCCTAGTTTTGGGCCATATGCTTTGGGCATGGCCAGTTCTGTTGTTGGTGGCTTTAGTACTTATGGCCAGCTAAATGCTGCTGGTATGCAAGATTGGAAATTAGCAAAAAGGTAAATGGCAGCATCAACTAAAGGTTTAAGTCTTGGTAAGAACGAAGACCCCAAGAAAAAAGGAGGAGGTGGTGTTGCCAAGCAAGTATCACTAGATGGTATTACTGTTCCTCCAGTAGCTGGCAAGTCAAAAATAGAAGAACCTAAACTTGTTAATGCTAGATGGTTTGGAGAAACAGCTGTAACACCAGCAGCTTTAACAAAGATACCCCAACTTGAATTACCAAGTGTGAGGGGAGTTATAGAAAATGCTACTCCAGAAGACGCTGGCAACTATGCAACTGCCTTAAATACTTTTGCAAGTAGTGTTCAAACCTTTGGTAGTTCATACGCTAAAAAAATAGAGGCAGATCAGAAAAGATATGAGAATCAAGCCTTAAAAGTATTTACTGAATTTGGCGACCCAACACAACCAGTAAAAGATTTATCAAGTTACATTAATAAGATAGACATAAGAATAGAAGAGCTAAGAAATAAAGAGACACAAACTGACGTTAGTAAACAGGAAATCTTAGATTTAGAAAAATTAAAAAATCAGATTACAAATAATAGGCATTTTGGGGATGTCTTAAAATCTAAAACAAATGCAAATATTGTTTTAAATAGGGCCTACAGCTGGACATATAAGAAAAAAGATATATTAGTTCCAGACTTAAACATGCAAGGTGGCATTACAAATGAAGATGCCGAACCTAAAGAAATACGAGTATCAGATTTAGACCCAGCTGACCCAAGATATGTAAAAGCATTTAATGATTATGTTTATGGCGATGTTGACTTATCTGGTTTTGAACATAACAACATACAAAGCCAAGTCGCAAACATATTAGCTCAAGATAGATATAAGCAAGAAAGTGTATATGCAAATCTTACAAAAGAAAAAATAATAGATAACAGTAATAATTTATTAGACAGTAAAATACAAACGCTTATAGCAAGCGAAAATGGATTTAGTGTTGCTGGATTTAATACAGATATACAAGAAGACATAGAGTTTATAAATAATTCTCATTTGTTTACTAGGGAAGAAAAAACTAATTATGTTAAAACTATGGTCGCAAAGTTGGAATATTACTTAAGTCAAGCTGGCTATACAAATGTAGATGAGATTATTAGAACTATATTTTTAGGTAAAGATTTAGGAACTGAGGATGCAATACATCCTTTAATGATAGGCCCACAAGCCAATAGGTTTACTAAGGACAACAAACTTAACAAGAAGTTAATGCTAGTAAATCAAATAGGTGGCGAAGCACAATTAAATATCATTATTGGAAATACAATGAGAAAGCAAAACGCTGCAAACGAAGAAATAGAAAAAGGTAGAATACAGGTTTTTACTGCTGATTTTGAAGATGTTTTTAAATCTGACTCAGGCAATGGTAAAACTTATCAGGATTTAATCTTAGCTGGAAACTTAGATAATGCCTTTGGCAACATACATGTAGGTGAATATATTACTGCTTTAAACGAAAAAAGAAGAGAATTGTTGAAAAAACACGCTGGTAATCAAGATATGATAAATGCAATAGAACAGTCATATAACGCTTCAATAAAAGATATAGAAAACAATATATTGCAAACTGATTACAAGCAAGAAGTTATGACGTTAAACAAAATGTCGCATAAGATTGCTGATGGAGATATAAGTCTTATTGAAGATTTTAACGAAAGATTAGAAATTTTTGACAATAGCTATCCCATTACAAAGGCACAAGAAGACACAAATGACATACGAAATCGTGTTAGAGATTTTCAAAATAAAGAAAATCAATCTCTTTTAACTGTAGGATTTAATTTGGTTAAAGATTTACATGATAAACACGCATCTGGACAAACAGAAGATTATGACAAAGATTCTATAATGACTACTCACGAATTAAATATAAAGGCAGAAATACAAAAAATTATTCAAGATTCTAAAAAGTTTGAAAACAGGGAAGATCAAGAAGACTATGTAATCAATACTATTAATGCTGAATGGAGCAATGGTGGTTTTATTCCAGATAGAAAAAATACAGTTACAACTCCAATTTATCCTTCAACCGATGCAAAGAAAAATATAAATAAATTCGTAGAAAAGGTAAGAAGTATTAAAGGTATAGACTCATATGGCAATTTTCAAGGCGATGGATTAATAATGTTCAGAACATATTTAAATAGCTCACGACCAATGTTTAATAAAAACTCGTTATTTACTAAAGATATGAAGAGTGGCATGATTGTTCAATGGATGAGTGGTGAAGATATGGGTAAGAATTGGGATGTTCTTGAACAAAATTTAGAAAAAGACGGAATTGATGTAGTTGACTTTTTTATAGATCAATCTATTAAATTAGGAATTAAACCAGATAAATTCTTTGCAGGGGAGTTAGAAAAGTATAGAGGCAAAGATAAGGAAGAACGCAAAAAATTATGGGCAAATGGTGGTAAAGAAGAGGATTAGTTGTATTATTAAAGGAATGTTAGGTAAATTTTAGATGGCTGAAGATCAAGTTGTCGAGGTCGAAAAGATTGACGAAGACGAAGATAAAGAAGAAGAGAGTATTTTTCAGTATAATTACGTTCCAGAATACAATAGAGACACAAGAAAAGAAAGAAAAGATCTTGAAAATAACGATAATGAAAAAGAAATAGATACTGATGTTTTAAATGTTGAGTCTGATGATACGTTAATAACTAAGGCAGAGCAGCATCAAAATTACGTTAATGCAATAGCATCTGGTACTGGCAAGATAGATACAAAGCAAAGGTCAAATATATTTGGTATTGAATATGCTCCAGAAGAATTAAGAGGAAAGGCACATTGGAGAAATAGTGCTGGAGATTTTTTAAGAATGGTAGATAGGGCTGGCATTGGTTTTGCACAAAACTTATTTAATACAGGACAGGATTTAGGAAGAATGGATATGCCAGCATATTTATCTGAAATGCTGACAGGTGACTATGTAAGTGCAATGAAAATTGGATTTAATGCAACTAAAGAAGGAATTAAATCAAAAAGTTTTAGAGAATTTTTTGACGAATTAGGCTTTGGAAAAGACTCATTTAATAAAATGAGTTTATTTGATGCAGCTGGTGGGGCACTTGGTTCGGGAGAAATAAATAACTTTGAGCAGTTCGATGCTATAAGTGCTGAACAAAGAATGAATGGTGTCGATTATGGATTATTTGGCTTACCTTCTTTAACAGAATTAAGTGGTGGCTATCCCGAAAGAGATACAGGCAGATGGTTTGCAGACGGAGTAACTAATTTTCTTGGTGATGGCATACCATTTTTCACTATTGTTGCAGCTGCAATGGCAGAGCCTACACCTTCAGCTGAAGTTGTTTTGGCAAAGAAAACACTTGTAAAACTAAAGGCTAGTAGTCCACAATTTAGAGCATTTTATAATGTCGTATCTAATAATATTTTAAAAGGTAAGGCTGGTACTGTTACCAAAAAACTTATTAAATTTGCTGCAAAACATTCAATCGAGGGTGCTGGTGCAAGTGCTATAGCTGAAGCAATGATAGGTAATCCATATCAAGACTATGGAATGGATGCAATATTGCCTGATTGGTTAGATTACGAAAAAAGAGCAGACGATAGTTTCTTTGAAGCAAAAATAAAATCAATGATAGTTTCTGAATTTTTACTAGGGCCACTATTTGGAATGGGTATTGGTGGTATTGGTGTTGGAACTAAACCAATAAGAGAGCCAGTTATAAATGCTTTTTCTGCTTATTTCAAAGATGGAAATACAGATGCTTTTAGAAATGCAATGCCTGATTTAATGGGTGGAATACAGAAAAAAGCTAATCAATTTACAGGGCCAAACAGAAATAAACTTCGGTATAACTATCATTTACAAGAATTTAAAAAATATGTAGATGATGCAGAGGGCGACATGGTTGAAGGTTTTGTAAATTATATCTTTGATACTAGTGTTGCAAAAAAAATTACAGAGAAATTAGGTTTTACTTTTGATGAATTAGACAAAGCAAATTTAGAATTAAATCAAATAAAAGCTAAAGATACAGAAGTAACAAATATAAATGTTAGCGATGTTCAAATAGAACAAGATCAAAAACAAATAAAAGAACTTACACAAAAGGTTAAAGAACTAGAAGAAAACTTAGAAAAAGAAAAGAAATCTTTTACGAAAGCATTTCAGAAAGCTGCTGAATCAGAAGATAAATTACTGGAAAAAGTAATAATAAATGAAAATATAAAACCTACACAGGAAATAAATTCACAGACAAAACTAGGTGTTGGTGATGGTATTAAAGGAAAAACACCAATGCAAATATCGTCTATGCGACCTGACGATATAGTTATAAGACCAGATGTATTTCAAGTAAAAGAATCAGGTAGAGCAAACCCAAGAGGAGTAAGTGGTTCGTTAGCAGATGAAACGCAATACGACCCAAAATTTGCTGGCTTAATAAGTGTTTGGACAGACGAACTTGGAGAGTTAGGCCCAGCTGGGAGAGTATATGTAATAGATGGTCATAACAGAATTGACTTGGCAAAAAGATCAAATGTAGAAGAAGTAAACGTACAAATGATTAGAGCTCAGAACGTAGAGGATGCAAAGGCTGAAGCTGCAATTATAAACATAAATCAACTTAATTTTACTCAGCAAGGAGCTATAGCACCTATAGATGCAGCAAAAGTAATAAAAGCTAGAGGCATAAAGCCTTTAATAGAAATGGGTATGAACCCTAGAAACAAGATGGTAATACAAGGCTTACAGTTGGCTAGACTACCAGATTTTATGTTTACAAAATTAATTGGTGGTCAAATTGGATTGGAAAAGGCACTAGCTTATGGGTCGGAAAAAATTTCTCCTACTGCTATCGGGGATGTTTTTAAAACTATTGATAAGAGCAATCCTTCGATAGATACAATAAAAGAAGCAATCCAGATGGCAAGAGAGGCAACAGAGTCTGTACCACAAGAAGGCGATGGCTTTTTACCTATGATGGGTGAATATTTTAGGTCTACAAATACACAGCAACTATTAAAAATAAGATCACAGATAAGAACACAATTAAGAAAGAAACTAACAACTTTAAAAAATGTTGGAACTATAGATAAAAAAACTGGTGTTGAAACTGTTGCTGGGAATAAAATTAATTTAGAAAATACACAAAATGCAGTACTAGAGGCATCTAAAGCAGTCGATCTTTTCAATGCTGTTGCTGCCTCTGGAGGAGAAACAACACAAATAATTAAAGAATTAGCTGACCAAATAAAAATTAAAGGTAATACACCAGCTAAATTAGTAGCTCAAAACTTAGACAGGATACAAGATGCTATGCAGATGGAGGGTAGTCCATTATTTAAAGGGTCAGAAGTTATAGAAGTAGCACAAGAAGTTGACAGGCAAAAAGTAAAAGTAGCAGAAGGAATGGTTGATAAAGGTAATGCTGGACTTGATAGTGATGATATAGCTGGCATACAAAATGAGGCAGCTTTTAAGCAAGACTTTGAGCCTTTAGAGTTAGACCAGCAAGGAAGCATACTAGATCAATTAAAAGCCAAAGGTAAAGTTACTAATAATCCAAGCAACATAGAAGATAAAGCGTTACCTCCTTTAATTACCAATCCAAAAGCTAGAGTATTTCCAGAATTTTTTGAGGGGTCAGATCAGAACTTATTACGTTTAGCTATAGATCAGGCAGGGAAAGTCAAAGAGTTAAGTAATTTTGAATTGCAAGATGCAGTAAAAAGAACAGAAAGATTTAAATTAACACCAAAACAAATAAAAAATATACAAACAAAAAAAGCAAAATTTGAAAAAGCAGAGGCTGTTTATCAGGAATTAGATAAGCAAATACAAGAAATGCTGGAATATAAGGGCAAGCAAGGTAAATTGTTTCAAGATATGGTTGAAACGAATCCAGATAAAGCTGAACTTGAAGTTGATAAATTAATAGCAGCAAGAGAGGCAGCTGATAAAGAAAGAGCAAAATATGTAGATGACAGACTATCAATGCACTCTGACCATATGAAGTTGGTTAATGCGTTAAAAAATAGAGAACTAAATCCTCGAGTTGAAAATGCAAGAGAAAATAATTTAACAAAGAAAAATGAAAGAAAACAATTAAAAGAAGAACAAGAATTTAAAGCTGGTATTAATTTTAAAAAAGAAAGAGGCGACTATAAAACTAAAAAAGGATACAACTTAGACGAACCACATAAAATAGATAATTTTACTTTTGCACAATATGGGGCAGAGTTAGAAGGCATGGTAGATAATCAAGGTAAAAGTTATTCTCGTTTTTACTTTGGCAAGCCTTCTCCTAGATTTAATAATGAAATTATTGATTTTGTAAGTGATTTAGATATTGCTATATATACAGTTGCAAAGCAAATAGCAAATGGTTCATCGAAGAAAAGTAAGTCTCATTATAAATACGTTGAGTTATTAGAAGATTTAGGCTTAACAAATAATCAAATAATGACTCGCTATAAAGAAATCATTGAAGAATTAAAAAGTGGCCAACTTACTATAGAACCTACAGAAAATTATTTCTCGAGCAGACTTCTCAAAATATTTAAAGACTTAGATGAAGGCATGCAAGATATAGCTGGTCGTTATGAATACAATATTGACCCAGAAGATATTATTGCTGGCAGAGTAAATAAAGCTAAAAAAGAATTAGATGCCAAAATATATAAAGAATATCAAGATATAAATAATCCTAAGAAACCAGATGAGTTTGGTGCAGAGCAAAAAGATTACATGATTGAAGATGAGGGTGGCACTCTAGCGGATGATGAAGTTTATTTTGCTTTTACAGATTATGCAAGAAGTCAGATTGTAGGCTTAATGCAAGAAATTGAAAAAATATCTGGTATTGATTTTAAACTTGTAGCAGACCCAATAGTAGCTGTTCATGGTGCTAAAAGTGCTAAACAATATGGTGTACCTGTTGGAACAAAAACACAAGCTAGAGGTTTTTATAAATCTGGTCAAGACCCTGTTAAAGATTTGATTGTGTTATCAATGATACATGGACAAGACTTTGCCAGTTTTGGTGCTTTATCTCAGACTGCATATCACGAAGCGTTCCACAGATTATTCCAAAGATACTTTACTAAGACAGAGCATCGTTTATTACGAAGTGCAGAATCTACATTAAGGCAGTTAGCTGCATTAACTAAACCAAAAATGCACGATAAAATTTTTGGATTAAATGGCAAGAAGAAGTTAGGTTTTGAAGAAATAGTTGCTGTAGCTGCATCTGGTTATAAAGAAGCAAGAGCAATTTATGAGGGCAAGGCTGGTAAGTGGGAAAAGGTATTAGAAAAATTCAGCGATATGGTTACAAGAGTTAAAAACTTTTTAACAGGAAAAGGATTTAGAACTTGGAAAGATTTATTTGACGATTCATTCTCAGGAAAGATTCAAGCTAGAGGCATGACTCCAGAAGGAGCAAAATTTAAAACTGCCCCTATTGAAGAAACTATGTTTGAAATGGATGCACAAGAATTATCTAATCTATTCCAAGATAATTTAGAAGCATTGAACGATGGAACTGTAAGTATTGAGCAGATGATGAGCAATGTAAGACGACCTTTAATTAACAGAAAATGGCAAAGGTCAGATGTACGAACAAACTACTATATACCAACAAGTAATAAAGAATTTATAACTGCTAATAAAACTATTAACCAAGCAATGGATAAAATCTTTGATGGTGTTTTAAAACCCAACCCAGAGTTTCCAGAACTACCAGCTATACAATTAGAAGAAATTACTAAATTAGCTGGTCAATTAATAACTGAAGTAGATGGCAATGCAGACGAAGTTTTAAAAATATTTGCAAAGGCACAGGCAGGGGATGTAATTGCACAAAAGGACTTTGTTTCATTCATGGCAGTCAAGTTTTTAAGGGATGGTAATAACGACATGTTCTCTATGGCAGCACAAAATTATTCCAAAAATCCAACTGCTAAAAACGCACAATTATTGGTATATACATTTGAAGATGCAGCAAAATTAAATGATGCTTACGCAAAGTGGGGCAGGGTAACTGGCCAAAGATTTAGACTTATGGGTCGTGAAGTAAATCTTACTGGAGAAAAAATACAAATAAATGTTATGGCTCCTGATACATCCATAAAAATGGTGGGCGATGCTAAATCTATTGATAAGGCAATGGAAAATGGATTGAAGAAAACAGATCAAGGATTGGGTGATGGTGCTTACTTTACATCTGGAACACCAAATATAGATGCAACAACAGATAGCAGCTTGAATGGTAGTTTAAAAAATACAGATATTATTGATTTAGTTGACGCTGGAATAAGTGTTAAAGAAGTATTGAGAGAAATGAAAGTAAATGTAAATTATAAAAATACATTAAATGCGTACCAAAAAGAAGCTATAGAAAAATTTATAAGAAAACATGGAGTTGATGGCATAAGAATTAGAGGTGTTGATGTTGGCATGGACAACGACATTATCTATATTCCAAGCATTGAAAGAGCTAACCAAGTAATTGGTAGTAAGGCACAGGTCATTCCAGAGGCACAACAACCTATTGGACTAAATCAAGAAACTTTTGAAAATGCACTAGCACAAGGACAGAACATATTGCAGAAAGTTATGAACGAAGAAGCATACGAAAGTATTGCTGCTGGTAAACCTAATGCAGAAGCTAAAAAAATATTAGAAGCATTAAGAGAGATTAATCCATATATTACCGACCCAGAACATGGAGCTAAAATCTTACGTCAATTAAACAAGAGTTTAGATGAATTAGGTTCTGGAGGTGTTCGAGGAGAGGCAGTTGTTGATTTCTTTAGAAATAGTATTTTCTTAGGTATTCCAACTTTTACAAGAGTAATGATTGGAACATCATTCAGAGCTAGATTAGTTCCTTTGCAAAAGAAAATAGGAGCAGAAGTTACCGCAAGAATAAGTGGAGGATTAAATAATACAGAGCAAACTATGGCACAAGTTAGATCAATGCTGCAAGGTCTTAATGCAACAATGATGGCAGATGCCCAAGTAGGTAATGCTTTTTATTTAGCTCGTATGGCCTTTAAGCATGATATGAATTTTGGAAATATAGGTAAAGGTCAATTCGATCAAACAGTAGCTGGTAGCAGAAAAGTTAAAAGATTTTCAGTCGAAGAACAAACAGATTTGCCATTAAATTATAGGCCAGCTAGAAAAATTACTGAGCAACCAAAGGGGGATGAATGGTGGTTAGACCCAAATAGTTCAACTCTAAAATTATTTACTCATAGAGTTGCAAGTGTTCTTGGCAATTTTAGTAGTAGAACTTTCTCTGCCTTAGATACTTTAATATCTACTGGCACAGTTATAGCTCAAGAAAATATAAGACATACTGAAAATATTTTGTTAGATAGATTTTTGCAAGGAGTAGATATTAGCGACCCTAAAGTAATACATGATGCTATGAAACAGGCACAAGAATTAACTAGGAAATCTATGGTTGACGTACAAATGGCAAATGGTGATGTTGTTAGAGGTGGTTATTTTGATTCTGAATACATGAGAGACACAGCAAATTACTTAGCTTTTACAGATGATATAAATGTCAGCAAGAAAAAGAGAACAAGAGAATATGCAGTAAGAAGAGCAAAAGAGAAAGGCATAACTGACCCTGTAGAAATGATTGAATTTGTAGATAATTACTTGGCTTTAGATTCACCTCTTACTGGCAGAAGGCAAACAAGAGAAGCAAATCAATTACTACCAGCTGGAGCTCAAGAAAAAACTCCTCTAGGTACATTTGGAAGAAAGAATAAAGTTTCTAGCTTACAGTCAACACCTATTAATTTATTCTCTGAAGGTATTAGAACAGGTACTAATCTGTTTCCTCCTTTAGGTTTAGTCTTTCCTGTAAATAGAACACCTTTAAATATAGTAAAAGGATTACTGAGAATGTTACCAGTAGGAAATAACTTTGTTGATTCATATTGGAGAGATATAAATTCAGAAGATTTATTTACTAGAGAAAATGCTATAGGTGAAATTGTAATGGGAAGCATGATTATTAGTGCTGGTACTGCCCTTATAGGTTCTGGAGCTATAGAAGTAACTGGTGGATATGGCTTTAATCCAAATAGAAAACAATTAATGATTGACCAAAGAAGACCAGCTTGGAGTATTAGATTTAATATAGGTAATGGTAATTTTTCAGAATGGTTTAGTTTAGAGGCTTTTGATAACTTAGGAACATTATTATCTATCCCTGCTACATATAAAGAGATTTTAGAAACTATGCCAGTAGAACAATATACATCCTTAGATTATACAGATGCTTTGGCTATAACCTCTGACGATACACAAAATGTAGATGAGAACTTACAAAAAATTCAAGATGTACAAATCCTTGTTGCTGCTCATGTACTAAGACATTTAAACGCAATGGCTGGAACAGTTAAAACAACAGTAACTGGACAGTTGGATAAAAATATATTTAAACCATTGAATGACATAAACATGTTAATAAGAGAATTTGGTGGTAATGAAGCAAACCCAATCAACAATATTATGAAAGGAAAAAGAAGTGCTCTTGGTAATTTTGCAGCTAAAAAATTTGCTGGTTTCCAGCCACAGTTTATAAGAAACTTTAGAACTGGTATGGATAACAGAAGAAAAGTTATACCACACAGCGAAACACCTATATGGGGATTTGTAGAAAATACATGGAATGGAATAATGAAAGATAGTCCTTTGTTTACTCATATGTATGAGGTAGAAATAGATGAAATAATGGGGCGACCAAAAACTTACGCATTGCCATTCCAGTATGAAAGTATTAAAAATCCATTGCTAAGAGGAGCTATAGCAATGTTAAATCCAATGACTACTTTTAGACCTACAACACAAAAAGATTTTAGTGTTGAAGGTACTATATATACAGAGTTAAATAGATTACATGGCAAGGGTGCTTACCCAAGATTTATACATAGAAACTTTTTAAGCAATGCTGCTGAAGGTCAATTAGATGATGTTCAATTTAATATAGTTAAAAAGATATTTGCTACGGAAGTTAAGTTGGATTATCACAAAACAGGCCAGAAGATGACTTTTTCAGAGGCATTGTATTACCTTATTACACAAGATAATGAATATGTTTTAGGTCGAGATATAGACCCAAATAGAGTTAGTACATCAATAGCACAAGGTTTTAATTATCCAGAAAAAATATCAACTCAAAGAACATTAGATAAATTGAAAATGATTATTGATTTAGCTAAAGCATATAAGAAAGAAACCAAAGAAATATATATTAAGAAATATTTGAAGAATAATGAGAAGGCTCAAGAACTTAGCTTGAGGGAATTAGAAGATAGAAATATTGCAAAAGCAGATAAAGATAGCCTACCAATATATGGTACAAGTGTTAGCCTTAATGAATGGAGGGAAATTATTAATTCCTAGCTATGCCTTTTGCTCAATTTAAAGGTACTGGTGACAGTACTACAACACAATTTCAAATCCCATTTCCATATGTTAAGAAAGATCATATTGTGGTTTCTCTTAATCAGGTAGCTAACACTAATTTCACATATGTAAATGACACTACTATTGTTTTTTCTCCTCTTAGCTCAGTAGCTACAGCTACGCAAGAAACATCTGGAGCTCCAAAAACAGGAGTAGAAATAATTATTAGTAGAGAAACTCCACTACTTAATGCGTTGGTTGACTTTGTAGATGGCTCTACTCTTACAGCTGCTGACCTCGATACAGCTGTATTGCAGTTGCTATATGGATTACAAGAGGCAAAAGATGATACAGATGCTGGTATTAACTTCACACCTGTAGGACTAGATGCAAGTAATAACCCAATAATTAATGTTCAAGACCCTACAAATGACCAAGACGCTACAACTAAAAAATATGTAGATGACAATATTGCTGGTTTTCTTAAGACAGATGGCTCTGTGCCTATGGTCGGAGACTTTAATGCTGGTGGTAAAAAAATAACTAACGTGGAAACAGCGACACAAGATACAGATGCAGTTAATTTATTACAACTTAATCAAGGTATATCTACTGCAAATACGGCCCAAACAGCAGCTGCCCAATCGGCAACTCAAGCTGAAGGTTATAAAGATGAAACTAAAGTATTTAGGGATGAAGCTGAAGGTTTTAAAGATAGTGCAGCAGCTTCGGCAGTTACAGCAGTTAACTTAGCTCGTAGATCAATATTTGTAGGTTTTAAAAAGCTAAGTGACGGAACATTGCAAATGACATATAATGAGGCCAGCGATACTACTGTTTACAAAGCAGAAGATTTCGTACAAAATGGAGGTAGTCATGCCTTCTTTTTAGGCGAAGATGTATTATCTACTACTGCTCCAAATGCTCCTAAGTTTTCGATTTCAAACTATCAAATGCTTAGAGGACATTTAGTTCTTGACATTTAACTATGGCACAAATTGATTTAGGAAAACTCAAGTTTACTTGGAAGGGTACTTGGACTACGCAAACTGCATACGAAGTTGATGACGTTGTTGAATTTGATGGTTCGACTTTTATTTGTGTCGTTGATGTTGCGTCTAATAACACTAGCACTCCAAAAGATGCTACAGCGTTGTTTCAATATATGCAGACAGGACTAGCATTTAAGGGTGGATATAGTTCAACAGTTACTTATTACAAAGGGGATGTAATTACATTAAATAGCCAGACATTTGTATGTACAGCAGGGTCGGACAATTACAACGAAACAATACAACAAAAGGCAGCACCTTATGATGGTTCATCTGATTGGATGCTGTTAACACCAGCACCAGCTAACAATGTTTTAACTACATCTGGAGACATAGTAGTAAGAGATAAAGATAATACAACAAATACTAGATTACCTGTTGGAACTAAAGGTCAAGTTTTAAGAGTTGCGGAGGCTCCAAACCACGATATTCCAAATGATACAGTTTTGTTTTATAGCAGATTAGTTATAAGCAATACTCATACTGCTACTCTCTTGCATGGCACAGATTTTCCTCCATACGAAACTAAAACTTATGCGGTTACTGTAGCTACTGGTTCAGCTGGAGGTAATAAATTCTTTTTAGATGGAGTCGAAGCACCATATATATATTTAAGAGCTAACTCTGTTTATATCTTCGATGTATCTGACGCTTCTAACCTAACGCATGAACTAGATTTTTCGGTCAACATATATAATGGCTCAGTAAAACTATCCGACCAAGATGGTGGTTACGTTACAAGGTCTGGAAGTGTAGGAAGTGCTGGTGCAACTGTAACTCTTAAGATGCCTCCTTACGCAGAAATGATAAGTGGATATTACTGTACTGCTCATAGTGGTATGGGTGGTCAAATTGACTCAGGCTATGGCGGTTCTAGTGGTTACGGAAGTTACTCAGGTAATGTCAATCTACCAACTGTTTACAGTAACGTAACTCAGCAAGGGCCAAACGCTAGAAAACTTGTTAAAGGTAAAAGCTATACATTCCAGTTTTCTCAAACTGCTGCTCAGAGAAACTACGCTATTAAAGATACAAATAATTCGGCTTATAACCCATACACTATTGGAGGAGCAGTTATAGATGGTGTAAGTCCAAGCCAAGTAAACACCACAACTACTGCTGGTGGATTCTTTACCTTTACTGTTCCAGAAAACGTAGTAACAAATTTAGTAATAGAAGACTTTAGTGGCGGTACAGATGGACTGCCTTTATTCATTATTGACAGAACATTCCTACCTTCTTATACAGGTGGAGACTTTGAAGAAAGAGCAGTCTTGTCGTCTGTAAAAGAAAACTATCAAGAAGAAACATCAGGAATACTTCAATATAATAACTTCCCTAATCAGGCTGGTAATACATATACAGAATCTATTAAACCTTTACCAGATTATTTGAAGAAGGTAGGTCGAGGCTATCAGTATGGTTGCAACTCTGGTATGTATAGACAAGCTGGATATATAGCTAAAAGAGAAACTCTCTTATGGGGTAACTTTTACCATGATGGTAACGATTATGTATATGGTGGAGGTATTGGGCTGGATGGACAAGACGCTACAAATGGTTCTAGGTGGCATCCAAATAAAGGAAGTAAGGTACAAGGCTACAAATTAAGACAGGCATTAGCTGGTAATCCTGACTATGCTCATTTACTTACAGATTTAAATGGTAACGACATTGGGTTGCTAGATGAAAATGGAAACATAAAGCATAGATTCCCTAGAGTTTTACAGGTTCATGGCAATAGAGCTATCAAACATCATTTAATGGAAAATGGAATGGTGTTCTTTGGTGGGTACAACGGATATGGGCCTATGGGGGATGGAGGTACTAGAGATAGGAACATTGGTCAATGCCCTATGAAATGGTATGACGAAAGTTATTCAGAGTTAAAAGGTACAAACTATCCAAAAATTAAACAGTTTGCTTGTACTCATGCTCATACTCAAGACACTAATAGTAACGACTATGGTTCATGGTATGCAGTAGATACAGAAGGTTATCTTTATTCATGGGGATATAACGGATATGGTCAGCTAGGTAAAGGAAATACTAACCATTATTACTACGCAACAAGAATACCAAAGAGTGTATTTAATGATGAAAAAATATTATATGTAATCTGTAGTGGTTATCAATACACACACACTTTAGTTATTACTGAATCAGGTAAGTGTTGGTCAACAGGTTATGGAGATCAAGGTCAGTTAGGTTTAAACAATACATCCTCCAGAAGTGACTTTGCCGAAGTAACAGCAGTTAATGGTTCACCTTTAAATGGCAAGAAAATAATCCATATCATATGTAACCAAGATGCTGACGCTGAAGGTAGGACATGGTGGCTTACTGAAGATGGCGAAGTTTACTACGCTGGTTACTTTAGAGACTACGGACAGCAAACAGGTGTATATGATTCAGCTGGTTCTGGAACAAATGGTATGCCTAGAATACTTACTAACTCCAGTACTCTATGGAATAGTGATAATCAAAAAGTTATTTATATGGTTTCTACCAATAATAGATATTCAACTTTATGGTTTATAACAGATGGCGGTACTACAGGAGCAAGTCAAAAAATATACGCAACAGCGTCTAATTACTACGGAATACAAGGTACTAACATATCGCCTAATAGCCAAACTAACGACCCTGCACAGGGTAATGGTTGGTTTGGTGGAGAAATAATGTTCTCTGACTTCGGAGATTGGGAAGATGGTGGAGATAACAGCAGACCAAATGAAGCTATAGGTAATTGGGATAGCTTTCAAGATGGCGGTAGCAATGAAAAGAAAATGAAGATAGGTAAAATAATTGAGATTATTCCTAGAGCTACACCAGAGAATACATATAACTCTGTTGTCTTAATGGATGAACATGGTTCGTTATTCTTAGCAGGGTACTGGAACTGGACTCCAAGTAGAATGAATGAAAATGATAGTCAAGGTTATTTGTTATACCAAGATCATTGGGTTCCATACTTTATTCATTGGCCAGATCAACCATCACAATGTATGGAACTAGGGTTCTGCCATACAGGATATAGCACAGAGAATGGTTGGTTCTGGATAGGCAGACATGGAGATCATTATACTGGTGGGTACAATGGATGGTATCAGCAGTCAGACTACCATAACGATGGATATGATTGCGGATTTACAAGTTGGGCTACACTAGATACAAACGGATAAAACTATGGATGTCACCAAACCTTTTTCAGAAACTAAGTCGCTTTATACTAAATGGTATAAGCATGTATTAACAGGCAAAACCTTACCAAATGGCATTGGCATGATGGAGAAAGTAGCATCCAAAGATAAAGACAGACATTGGATAAAACTACTAGACCCATTTAAAAATGACACAACTGAATTAACCTATGGGATAGTCGTTGCTGAAGCAAACTTTGACCCTACTAATTGGGTTAACGATACAGTCACACTAACGGAAATGACTGCTGACGAGCAGACAGCAGCCAAGAAGTTAGTTAATTGGGATGTTTAAAATATATTAGAACGACCTAGTTTGTCTTCTACTCTTGCACGATAGGCTTCATCCTTTGCGTATTTAGGGTCATTCATAGCTTCTTCTAATTGAGCTACGCTTTCAAACCTATCTGCACTTCCAGATGCAGGGCGACCAGATAAGAGAGTAGGCTCATTACCTACAGCTGCAACATATCTGGCATGAAGTCCAGCTACTGTTAACTTGACTTGCTCTATGTTTGTAGAATTAATACCAGATGAATAGGCTTTCTTCTCTGCATCTGTTAAGTTTGCAGCTGCCCACTCTTGCATGTTTGCAAAGTTGTTTTCACCATAGCTATCTCTAATAGCATAGATTTGATTAGTAGTCACTTGGTATTGATCTTTCAATCCTCCAAGATGTAGGTCTACGATTTCTCTAGGTATGCCAGCTTGCTCTAACTCTTTGTAGTGGGCATCTGTTATGCTTCCATTCTCTTGCCAGTATTCATTCATACTTTGGTAATTAACATTACCTTGCTCAAGTATGTTGCCTATAGTTTCTCCATATATTTCTTGAGCAGTACCCATCTGTTGAGGTTCTTCTTGCTCTCTACTAGCTTTGAGTTCGTTATAAGCTGCAAGTAAATCTTCTTGTGTCTCGAACTCTCCCCCTATCAGTTCTTGCTCTTCTGGTAAGTTGCCTTCCTTCTGGAGCTCCGCAGCTGCCTGTTCTAAATTTTCTACTGCTGCTTGGCTTTGCTCATCTACTGAACCAGTAGGCTGTTGGCTAATTGTAATTTCGTCTGGCATAAATTATCTCCTATTTTTACCTGTAAGATTTTCAACCATTTCTGGTGTAATAGTAATTTCTTTAACCTTTGCGTTAGGGTCAGGCTGCTGGGATTCCACTTGCATTGAGGTTTGGAAGCTGCTGGTTTCTTCCATCTGTGGGGAGGGGTTCTCCTGTTTCGGGGTTAACTCCTTCTTTGAATTGGGGGCCATAGGGTGCTCCTTGTTTTGTAAAGTTGTCCGCTAACTTTGCAGCTGCTGGACTTGCTATCATCTTACCCATCATTTCCTGTTCTTGCATAGTCTTCTGACTGTTAGCTAAGTCCTCTGCTTCCTTCTGTAATTGCTCTGGAGTTTTAACTAGGTTAGTCGTATCAATAGAACTACTTGCTGCTAATCTTCTTAATGCTTCTTCCATATTTATATACTGTGTTAATACATCTGGGCCAAGTGCCTCTCTTGCTGCACCAATAAACTCCATTAATTTATTTCTATCATCCCCTCTACCTATAGCTTCCATACCAGTAATAGGCTTTGGATGTATTAATGTTTCTCCGTCTTCTCCCTTTGGAAACTCAGGTATCTTTCTAGTTTTTTGCAGTATAAATATAAGTCTCTTAACTAGAGGTAACTGTAGTTCTTGAGTCAGCTGTGAGTATAAGCCTCCAAGACTAGCCTCTAACTCTTGGCTGGCATATCTTATCTCTTCAGCTGTAACTCTCTCAGCTGATCTTTGTACTGCACTATTAAGTAAGAAAGCAAACTGTAATCTATTCTCAATCCTGTCAATAGTATTGTTAGCTAAAGATAAATCATTTAGTTTACCTTGAGCCTGTAAGACTGTAACGTCAGCAGCGTTACCTTGTATTACTGCTCCGTTCTCAGCATTAACTAGAGTTCTTGGTCTTGTACTTCCAGATGGAGATACCATAAATAAAACCTTCGAGAGCATAGCACTAGCCTCGAGGATGCTTTGATATAAACTTTCTAGTGCAGACAAGTCACCATACCATTGCTCAATAAATGAACGACCATAGTGTTCTCCTTCTACTTGCTCATACCGAAGAGGGATAAAAGGTGAGCAGTCGGATGGCGACATACCATAAGTGTTTGGTACTGGTTTACCTTTAACTTCTTGATACCACATGCACTTGCCTTCTTTGAACTTAACGCATGTATATATTTTTATTGACTTACTTTTATTGTTGTCGTACCCTCCTTTCTCTTGCATGTCTTTAGGTAAAAAGTCTGGAGGTAATACACTTGGGCTAACTTCTTCTTCGATAATAATTTCACAGACATTACCCATTGGGTCACGCTCTACTGTATAGTTCTCCAGATGTAAAACTCTTATGCCTGATGGATTTATATAAAGCAAAACATTACCAGCAACTATTAATTGTTTAAAGGCTTCATTCATACTGGCTCTAAAACTCATAGTCTCAAGCATGTTATTAACTTGCTGCTCTACTTTTACTAAGGCTGTATCTAATTGCGTCTTAACTTCTGGGCCTTGCTGTGAAACTATCATTGCAAGGTCATCTATCTCTAGCTTGAAGAACCCTGTGTTAATAGGGAAAAGAGATATGCCGAGCTTGTTCGCAATATTTGTAACTCCACGAGCCCCCATTGATTGATGAGGCTGGTCTACGCTACCTCTCTCTCCATACGCTTCGTCAGTAAATAATAAAGGCAAAGTAACTTTAGCGTTCTTCCTTGCCCTATCAACGTATGGTGCTCTATTAGATTTTTGTTGAGCATACTTAGACGCAACTGTTACTCCTTTCTTCTGCTCCATAGCAGATTTGTAAGCATTAGTTTTATCTACGTTACTCGTTAAGGTAACTTCATTGTCCATTTAATTTAGGGGATTTGTAGTCCAGAACCTTTAAGTAAGTCTGTCCTTAGTCTCTTTCTACCAAAGCCTCTTTGCTTTTGGGCTGTACCTAAACCTATATCACCCTCTGGAATTTCCAAAGCAGCAGCTGGAGAAGTTGCTGTTGCAGCTGGTGGTGGAGCAGATGGGGCAGTAGCTATTTTCTTCTGCTCCTCTTGGCGAGCTAAATTGTCAGCCCTAGTTTCTTCGTACTGTCTTTTTTGTTCAGCAATTTGTTCTCGCTGAACAGCAAGCATTTCATCTGTACGATCTTTAGGTTGTCTACTACCTCCGCACATAGCTACCTCTTAAATAGTGTTGGTGTTTTGCTCATTGTAAACTGATTCGAGCATTTTTACCACGCTTCGCTGACCAGAATAAAACCAAATGTTTCTATCAGGTGTGTCAATGTCTGGGCATTTCTCAGGATACAATTCATTTAAGCGTTTAATGATTGCTTCATCAATGGGTGGAAAGTTATCGTCAACAGCCATAACTAGTGGTAAGTTATATACATAATACTTTATTTACTATGGCTAAGAAAGGATTGTATTACAACATAAATAAAAGAAAAAAAGCTGGCACTAGTAGAAGCAAAAAGGATAGTACTATATCTCCTCAAGCCTACGCTAATATGAAAGCTGGCTTTCCTAAAAAGAAAAAGAAAAAGAACCCATTAGAAATTGACTAAGGTTTCCATAGTTTTACCTTGCCTGTCTTACTGTTGTAATCTTCTGCTCTTAGTATCCTTGCTAATCTTGCAGTAAGTAAAGCCTGTTTATATCCTCCTTCTTTCTTTTCATATTCTTTAACAACTAAATCCCACATATCATTTAGGTTCTTTGCATCACCTAGTATTTTGTTTGCAGTAACTGAACCTACACCTGTTATACCTTTGTAGTTATCTGTTGTATCTCCTGTCAATGCTTGGGCCATCCAGTTCCTATCTGCCTGTCTTCGTGTAATTAATTCAAGGTCATCACCAGCTAATAACTTACAAGGTATAGTTCTCATATCTTTATCTGGACTAACAACGATAGGGTCATCCAGTTCTTTGCTAGTAGCTAAGATGCCAAGTACGTCATCCCCTTCTAACTGGTCATACCTTACACACTTATACCTCTTACTTAGTGCATCCATAACTGCTTTAAGTGCCAATGGTTTCCTACGACTCTTTCGATTAGCTTTGTAATCTACATATAACTCATGCCTAAAGGTTGGATAAGAAGTAAAACACATGATTACTTCACCTTCATCCTCTGATATTTCTTTGTACCTTTTAATGTAAGTCTCGATTAAGTCTAGGGCCCAGCTTGGCCTTGAGTATAAGACATGTAAGTTGTCGTCAAACCTATCATCATTCTCTACTGCATAGCAGCAGTTGTAACATAGGTAGTCTGCATCAATTAATAAAGTCATTGGAAGTTGGATAAGGGGGCTGATAGTCTGCCTGTAGTTTCGTTATACTCGAGCTTATCGGCTTTGCCCAAGCAACCACTATGGCGATTCTTTAATACTTTTAGTTGTAATTCATTACATGTATCCTCTGATGATTGCGACCTGATACCGCAGATCACGAGGTCAGATAGCTGGGCTATAGATTGTGACCCTCTCAAGGCTGCCAAATTAATGTCGCCTCCCTCTTCAGCTGGCTTGCCATCTGTTCTACGCAAGTGACTAACCATAACTAAACCTACACCTGTCTTCTCTACTACTTGTCTTAGCTTGGTACAGCATACATCTATTTGTTTTCTTTCATCGCCATCGCTTAGTCCAGATACTACAAGACTAAGGTGATCTAAAAATATAACATCGCACTCTTCACCAGTAGCCATGTATGTTATCTGATCTATTAATCTATCAGGGTCTAGTGAACCAAAGTGTTGAAGCAATACAAACTTGTTATCGCTAAATAAATAATCAAATGCCTGACGTAATTCTTTTTCATCTACAGCTGTCTCATCTATATGCAATGGTTTGTTTAATGCAATGGATAGTATGCCTTGCATACTTCTCTTACTACTTTCCTCGAGGCCAATCCACCCGACCTTAAGATTATGTACTAAGAAGTGATGAGCCATTTCTCTACAGAGTAGGCTCTTGCCAACGCCTGTGCCAGCACAGATTGTAGTGAGCGATTGTTTCCTGTAACCTTGCACCATCCTGTTTAACTCTGGGAATGGATAGCTACATATCTGTGAGTTATCTTCTTTAATTAAATCTTCCCATAAATCGTAGGCAGAGAATATGTTGTCGGGCCTGACAGGACTTGCTTTCCATAGCAATTCTTTAAGTAACTCCGACTCCCCTGCGAGGAGCATTTCGTTAGCATCCTTTCTTGGTAGGTGAGCGATAGCTGCTTTGCCAGTAGGTAAGATTTTTGCAACCTTTTGGGCAGCATCCACACCAGCTGAGTCATTGTCGAAACATATAACTATACGAACAAATTGTGATAACCATTTTAAATTTGCAGCTACATACTTGGTAGCAGATTGGGCCCCTGATGGCAAACTTACAACTGGAAAGTAACTGCCATTGTTTGAGATAGTGGCTTGGGCTACGCTCATTGCATCGATCTCGCCTTCTGTGATTGTTACAAATACTCCTCCTGTATTTTGTTGTCGCCATAACTCCTGACCCCATAGCTTTATATCTGATAAGTCTCCCTTCCATATAAATCTTTTGTCTTTAAATCTTATATGCTGGGCAGCAACTAGTCCGCTCTGGTTTCTATACGTTGCTACCTGACAGTCAGTACCATTCAGTTGTGATATGCCATAGTTAAAAAACTTACATGTCTCTTCTGTTATGCCTCGCTTTGGTAGAGCACAAGGAATTGGAGTTAATGGTTTCCATTCTTTTTTCATTGGTACAAAAGTGGGTTTCTCTAAAATTTTTTTGGGTTGAAATTGCCAACCACATCCGAAGCAATGCTTATGTCCATCATCGTAAACAGCTACGTTATCTTTGCTGTTACATTCTGGGCAGGGTTCTTTGCTTATGTATTTACTTGGCATCTGGATATACAACTTTTTGATATTGGGCTAGTCGATACTCAAAGTTATGCTTAGTTCCGTTTGGGTAAATGTATGGATTATTTTTTTCTAGCTGATTTAGTAGAAAAATTAAATCAGCAATTCTCTGCGAGAGAGATTTTTTTCTGCTGTCTATGTAAGAGTTAGTCATACCATTCTTCTGGAATTGTTTTGTTACACCAAAGGAAGCCATGACGCTCGGCCCATTGCCAATACGTCAGACTTCTTTTAGCTTTACTAAGTTTGTTGTTTGCGTTTTGAAAACAGAACCGCAAACTTAGTGAGGGATGTTGCGTCTTGACTGCAATATATTTTTTTCTTTCTTCTTTAAGTAGCGTTCCTTTGAGCTCAACCACACAGTTAGGAAGGATGATGTCAGGAGTGTAGCTACTGCTGATGACGTAATCATAGCTGACAGTTTCATAGCTGAATCGTACTTTCTTTTTGATTAAGTCAGAGGCAACTTGTGCCTCGAACTTTGATCTAAAATGTACTACCCCCGAAGGAGTTTTCAACATTTGAGGGTGTGAGGTCTTGCGTTTTGTCTTGGAACTTAAACCCTGAGAGGTCTGTCGTTTTTTCATATGGAACAAAATTCATAAGGACTATGGCTTCTGGTTGGACTGTTAATCCAACACCATACTGCGGATGGTTGTAGCCTTGTACTCTTAGCTTGGCTTGAACTGTTGTTCCCCTACCAAGACCGACATACTTCTCTCTCTCCTCTCCTGTAATAGGAGTGCCATACTTATCTACTAATACTGGCGGTGTATTCTGGAATCTATTAGCACCCTGCCCTGCCTCGACAGTCTTTCTACATTTAATCTCCATAACATTCCTACCCTCGAACTCGGTAAATCCAAACCTAGAATGTTCTCCCATTTTGAAAGTTTGTTTAGGAAATGCAGTCTTTAATTGCAACTTCCATTCGTCTAATCCTTTCATAAACTCGTCATATACCCTTGTTGTTTCTGGCTGGTCAGGGTCTAGCAATAAGGTAACGCTCCATTCTGGTGGCTTATTAAATGCAGTATCTGGTTTTACTAGATGACTCCATGCAACTCCACACTCTGGAGTAAAAATATAAAAAGGCTTTGCCTTTAACTGATTAGTATTCATGTGATGAAATAGGTTGATGAACGTGTAAGTAAAACATCTAGCCCTCCAAGAGTAGGTTCTGGAGGTAGTGTTTCTATTTGGTTGTCTGTTAGTTGGGCTTTTAATTCTGCCTTTAGTTTCGATAGACAATCAACTGAATACATATCAGCAAATGTCTGTCTAACTGAGTCACGCAGTACACTCATTTCAGACGGAGTAGTAACGAAACAATCGTGGATGCCACAGATATTTTCGACTCCTTTAATTGAAGCATGAATTGTAGATAATGCCATATGACTTGCATCAAAACTATGCAATATATTTGCTGAGATAGCATGCCCCATCTTCTTTGTATTTAGTTCTGGTGTATCTTCGTTTGTTCTTATATCCAAATAAACATCTGACAAATACTTAAGTTGTATTCTTATTTTTTTAGGGTCGTAATATTTTTGTTCGACATACAATCCAGTTGGGCTAGTCCAATGTACTGCTTTGTTTACCTTACCTAACTCTCTACCTATTGCTCTAAACCATTTCATTGCAACTAACGCTGGCTCGATAGCTTTGCTTGACTCTTGAAATAATAAGTTAGCCATATAACTAACAGTACTCATAGCTCCCTTACCTCTTGTCCAATTATTTTTTCCTAACATTTTTCCTCTCTCGATAGCCCAGCTGTAAGCATGATGAAAGAAGGCACTATTGGTAGCAGAGTATGGAGCAGTCATAACGCAAGGTTTTGTTAATGACCTATCTATATTTAGCATCAACCATTTAGCTGCTCTTGGGTCATCTGTTTTTCTTAGTCGTTGACATAAACTTGTAGCTACCTGACTGTATATATCACTTGGTTGATTACTGTTAACAAGATTAACTTTCTCTCCCATTACTTGACTACGGAGCAAACCTGAGAAGTGCTGAATAGAACTACAAGTGCAGTCAAGGTGGCAGGGAAGCTGACATAAATAGCTACTTGGTTCTTGTTGATAAAGATAGATTGACCTACAAAAAGCAAGAAAACTCCAAGCCTTATCTGCTCGCATCCATAGTTCTGGTGCTGCCCAACAATCTCTTCCAATGGCATAAATGTTTTTTAAATTATTATTAACCCAATCTATTTTTGTTTGGAAGTCTTGTTTGATACCGAACATATTAGCTCCATGTATCTTCAACCAGTTCAAGTCTTGTTCAGTCTTAATTAATTTTCCATTTGTAAATTGCAGTAGCGATCTCGATATGTCATTACCTTGTGAATTAAGGAAGGGAACTCTATCATATACTCGACCTCTAAAATCTAGTTGCTTGGGAAAGTATAAGTTAGGTTCATCCTTATATTTTTCAGCCATCCATAATGTTTTAGCTATACCTATTCGACTACCCTTAGTGTAATTATTCTTATCTATAATTCTTTTGCAATCTATTCTCCACTTAATTACTTCGGGATGATCTTCCTCCAGATGCTTGGGGTATGGTGGTACTGCGTATCCTTCTCTTGGCAATAAGCAACCTATCTCTAAGTTGTTATCGTAGGCATGTAATACCTGTTCTAAAATATATTTATTAACACACATACTTACGTCACCTTGTATATTAGCAACATCATAAAAGGCAGTATTGCCATAGACTCTTGAAGCTATTTCTTTATTGTTACTCTTAAATAAATTAAACTTTATATTCTCATTGTAGTATCCCCCATTGTATGGGTTGCTCCAATGTTTTGGTTTTATTAGTAAGGGTAAAAAGTTTGGGGTAGCTATTCTGAGGTTAGTATCTATTTTTTTTACCCACTCCATACATTTGTCGGTAGCTCTGACCATTCTTCTTGCTGGTTTAAAAGTTGTATCTAAAAAAATTTCTATCAATCCTGTATATTTTTGTATGAGTTCGACCATGAATAGGCCACTTGCCATGCGTTGTCTTGGGTTCCAATATTCAGTATTGGTCATTGTATTTATTAAAAATATTTTGTATCTTTTCTTGTGCCTACCTCTCTTGTATTTGGTGAGCTCGCTATCGGTGGCCCTATCTAACATTGTCTCAATCCAAATTTTCTCTATCACATTGGCTGCTATCTGGTGCAAAGTTGGGGTGCTCGATAAGGTATCGACTACTGTTCTTATGGATGCTGCTGCTATTTGCTGGGGTGGTAGCTCTAATAATGGGGTGAGCATAGCGTAGTTAGTGCCAGCTTTTCCCTGCTCTATCTTCCTTCTAATGGCTCGCAAGTGATTAACTATTATGTCCACATTAAAAGAGCATAGAGCCTCACCATAAATGGTTAAGGACTCCATGCTCGCTAGTTGTTTTTTGTTGTGAGTTGACCTGATTCTATTCTGACCCATGTTAAGCATTAACTCTTCATTGGCCAGCTGGTCATCGAGGCTACGCATTACTCCAAAATTGTAGGCTTTGCGTATATTTATCCTCGAGCCATTCAGTTATTATCCGTTTCGATAACTCGGCTCTAGTTATACCCATCTTTTTAGCTAGTATGTCCAGCTTATCGCATACTTGCGGAGGTAAAAATGCCTGTAATTTTTTACTTTCACTTTCTTGCATCTTCAAAATACCTCCTTGCGGTAGTCCATACTAACTTGATTAATGGATACATTGCTACTCTCGATTCAGCATCTGGATACTGTTGTTTTAAAAATTCATTCATAGCTCTATCGCTGGCTTCGTCTTGAGTCTCGATAGCTATTGGATTGTCAGGTAGCATGCACCAATAGATAGCATCTGGTGGTATGTAGTCATAGTTAAAAGAGTGCCAATATCCATTAGGCATGCACTCATTCTTCTTTAAAAAATAAAGAACCTGACCAGCATTATTTGAATGTGCTTTATTTGGTTTTTTTGTAGCTAATTTGTATAGCTGGAAATCTGCTTGCATTTTTCTTGTCAAGTAATGGGTTGTGTTTTGGGTTTAATCCTATAAAGACTAGTAATTGTATAAGGATAGATGCGAATAAGAATAATTCAAGTCTAAACATTATGCCCTCTTTGAATTATTTTTAATTAATTTCACCTCGTAAATATCTTTATAAGGTATCTTGCTTCGCATAAAGCTAGTCAATGCCTCGTATAAACTTACTGACTTTATGTAATAGGCCTCAACAAAAGTTGTCGAGGCACTAGTATAAATAATTTCATAAGTTTTTAAATCTTTATTAACTATCTGCATGAGTTCATTGCCTCCACTATAGGAATTAAGTCCTCAATTATATGCTTAATTAATAAATTTCTAGCCTTACATGAATCATCTGGTAACACTATTGACATGTCCGTATTACCTGAGAGGTTATTAATAACCCCCAAGATATAGGTTAGACGCTGCACTTGTGTATGCCAGAGAGGATTTTCTTTCAGCAATTTAAGGAGTTCGATGTCATTAGCACCGACCTCCCTTAGATAATCACTATCCGTATAACCTTTTGGAGTATCGAACATATATCTATCGTTGATAATGCCATACTCCAGATGGATACGTTTAAACTTTTCATCTAATCCCATGTTAATCCTCCCATTCTTGTAGGTTTACTTTTAAATCCCAAGTCATTGAACAGTACTTGGCATTATCCCAGATGGTTCCCATAACTGCCTTAACTATAAGGTTGTTTATTTCTTCGACCTCATGCTTGGTCATGTGGTGTTTATCGAAGTCGGGAAAGTGTTTAAATTTAGCCATTGGTTCCTCCTTTGTATCTGTTGGGGCCTCTTCTTGGCTTGCGATATACCATCGCATAGCTGCATGATTCGGCTAGCTCTGGATTAAGTACGTTTTCGCAGAAAGTTGTGAAGTCAGGGTGCAACCAGCTTTCTAGTTCTGGAGTGCTATTTGTATAGCAACTTACTTTTAAATCGCTTTTTCTCCTGACATAATCGAGGTCGATAGCTTGCACTAACTCCTCATAGTCACAATCAATAGTGAATACAACCCTATATTTATAGGGATGTATTACTTGGTCGGTGTGTATTGGATAATCGCATAATGACATACCCATGTTTAAGCCTCCTTTAAAATAAATGTATAAGTGCCTCGATCTTTTGTAACTTCATTCATCATCCAAACGTATTCACTTGGGCATGAATCAAGCCACTTCTCGAAGCTGCTATTCATAATGAACCCCCTATAAGGAGGTTCTATTAAGTTGCCATCCCATTTAATGGCGAGGTTTTGATTAACCTCTCGATGTTCTGTTTTACTATCCATTGTTAAGTGCCTCTTGATTTTTCTTTACTAGTCGTGGGTCGTTGCCAAAAAATTGGCTCATTAAATCGTTGGCTATTTTTTCTTGAATAGTAGGAGGGCAGTCAGTCCATGTATTCTTAAGAACTATCCAGCCATGATCTAATATGGCTGGGATATTGTCCTTGTCTTTTATGTAATGTTTAATCGTCATCCTCTTCTCCTGATTCAATATCAGCTAGTGATGACTGTTGAATTAATGCAAGTGTATCTTGTATTGCATCCTCGAACTCTTCGCAATGGTCTAACCCTAGACCCCTGTTTGTTAGCTCATTAAAGTATTCATAAATGGTCATTGTTTTTTCTCCTCATTAATGTTTACTTTTCCTTTACCAAACATGCAGTCGGTAATTATTTGGCCGATCTCATCCTCATTTAGAAGTAGGTCGGCTATCTGGTCGCCCTCGTAGACCTTAGTTTGAGGTTGATTATCCTCATTAAAAGAAATAAACTCTATGCTGTGCATAATGTTCTCCTGTTTGTAGTGGTTAATTGAGTAAAAATTTAAAAAAAATTAAATAATTTTAAAAAATTTTAAAAGCTACTCATTCATGGAAGGCCCATAAAAGCGTAGATTTTAAAGGTATAAAGACCCCTGAAGAAATTTTCAGGGGCCTTGTGGCTCCTTCTGGAGTTAGTTAAACGGCCTCGAACTCGCATTTATTGGAATATCTGCCCGCATCGTGGGTTGCGTTCCAATTCTTGGCGAACTCTCGGGCCTCGTCTTCAGTCTCGAACTTTGCTCTAGTGGTTTTTTCACCAGCTGCGAATGGTTCTAAATCATTAGGCCATTCACCGCTAAAATTATCAATCCACCAATCACGAGTGAAACAAACATAATTCATTTTAAATACTCCTTAATTTCTGTTTCATAAATTTCTTTTAAATCCTCGTGAACTATGGCCGAATAATGGAGCGGTTTAATTCTCATTACTAAGGCCAGTTGCCCAGCTTCGGGCAGTTTATGGAACCAATCAAGATTGATTAGTGCGTTTTCATTAATTGTCCTTTTGTGGAGGGCCTCAGTATCAGGTGATAATGTGGCCTCGACTACTCCAGATGTAAGAAAGTCGCTCATTTTTTGGTGCTCCTGTATTTGTAGTTAATGTGAATAGCATTAAAGCAAGTAAAGAGGGCATAAATGCCCCCGATTAAAATTAAACATTCCATTAATTAGAATCCTCCAGTTTTTGGTCTTTGTTTACTGCGGTTATAACGTCAATAAAGAATTGGCTCGGAGTGATTTCGATGTACTGCTTGCCATCTTTAATAACGTCTTTTGTTGATCCCTTAAAATAGTCGGGATTAACTTTGCGAACTCTCTCGAGCTCATCGTGTATTGCTTTTTCATTAGGGCCCATTAGGTATAGTCCCCCCAAGCAGTAACTGTGACTCCTAATGCTGGGCAGTTTAAGCAATTAGGATGCTCGGCCCACATGTCGGACTTAGAAACATGATTAAGGAATGATTGCAAGGCAATAACTTGGCCTGATGATGTTCCACCGATTGAAAACTTATAAATTTTTG